CTATTTATCGGAAGGTTTATCCTGCTGCGGTTTGTTGTTGACCATATCGCACAACATAGAGAGCAGCATTAACCGTACTTTAAAGGGAGAATGACTAAACACGCGCATACACCTCTTGAACTCATTCATAAGACCTCCTGACTTGCTAATCCCATCGATCCTTGAGGGATGATTGCATTACATACAGATATAGCACAGGCTATATTATAAAGCATCAACTATCTACGAAAAACAATAACTTACAGTGTTATCAATAAGTTACGTTAGTTAATATCTGTGAGTATTCGGCAGTATTTCTAAGCTGTCGCGACATTTTTGCGACATTTTAAGGGGTTAAGTCGCACGGCATCTTCAAGGTGGCTTGGGGCGAAATGGGCATAACGCATTGTCATAGTGATGTCAGCGTGGCCGAGAATTTTTTGCAGAACCAGAATGTTTCCGCCGTTCATCATAAAGTGGCTGGCAAATGTATGGCGCAGTACATGGGTAAGCTGGCCTGAGGGGAGTTCAATGCCTGCGCGTTCCAGAGCAGAGCGGAAAGCGTTATAGCAGGGTTTGGGGAACAGAGCGCCTTTCGTATCAGGCAATTCGGATAAAAGTTCATCATCAAGGGGGATTGTTCTGTTGCGCTTCCCTTTGGTTTTGACGAACGTGACTTTACCGCCCGCGATCTGAGAGCTTTTCAGCGTTGCCGCTTCATTCCATCTTGCGCCGGTCGCAAGACAGATTTTTACGACTAGCTCTAAGTATTTTACTTTGCTTCGTTTGCATTCCAGCAAAAGCCGCTCAATTTCTTCAGCAGTGAGGAAAGCCATTTCGGTTTCATCAGTACGATACTGCCTGACGTTTTCCAGTGGGTTGGGGGCTGACCATTCACCGATTCGTTTCAGTTCGTTGAACATAGCCAGAAAGTAAGCATGTTCAAGGTTCATTGTTTTCGGGGAAACCTTGGATACTCTGTTAGTGCGGGCATAATGCCCATCAAGCCGTTTTGCGCGGTAGGCCGTGAACAGCTGGGCATTAAACTCTGTAGCTAGCGGGAATCCCATGCATTCTGCCGCCCAGGTCATAGCGTCTTTACGCTTTTGACCATTGCGCAAAGCTACGCCGTGGCGTTCATACCACATTGTGATCAGGTCTATTAAAGTTCGTTTGTCCTTCCCTTCACCCAGCCAGGGCGCACTGTCTACTTTCTGAAGCGTATGGTTTTCAAATGCCAGGGCTTCCCCCTTTGTGGCAAATTTTTTACGTATGCGCTTCCCGTTCTTACCATTACTACGGTTGACGGTGTAGAAGTCGGCGATCCATTCGCCTGTCGGAAGTTTACGAACACTCATTTCATTCAATCGTCAGAACAATGCGGCCGATGATTTTTATATCGTCAATACCGCAGTCAAAAGCCATACCTACGCCGCTTACTCTAACCTTTCCCACAGGGATGCGTGTTAGTGTTCTAACGCTGGTTTTACCTTCAACTTCGACAAGCCAAACATCGTCATAAACTTCAGTAAAGTGTTGATCAACAATGTATTGCATTGTGTTATCAATCACACAGATAGGATTCTGCGGTAAAGGTTTGCCAGGTAAAAAAGTAACCTTATCAAGCATTAGGAAACCAGACTCATAAAGTTTTCCGTCCACAATCTTCTTGCGTGGCAGTTTCATGATGTCTAATTCGTCATCGTTAAACTTTCTACCTTGTCCAGTCGCAAGCCATTCCAGAGTAGCTCCTGTTTCAGCCATACATCTAACAACGATATCAGCTGGAAAAAAATCCCTCTTATACCGGTTAGCCAGACTGCTGCTTGCTATATCAAGATGCTCAGCTAGGGCTAGTTTTGTGTTGAATCCATACGCTTGGATAACTCTATCTAGTACCTCAGATCCGCCCTGGGAAAACTCAATTTGTAGGTTCACGAAAGTATTACCTTGAAATATTGCGCAAAGTGAGTTTAAACTCCGCTTTGTAGGTTTAAGTGAATATTGACAGTTACAGCCCTGTATTGCCGTACAGGTTAACTTATGGAGTTTGCCTCATGCGTCCGAACATTACAATCATCATCCCTGAGCCATACCTGCCTTTAGACGAGTATTGCCGTCGTACTGGTACCAACAAAGAAACTGCTAGGAACCTGATCGAATACGGAAAATTACCAATTAAGCCGAAGGGTAAGCAGAAGAAAGGCCTGGTAGAAGTCAACATGGCCGCGCTCACCATTCAGGCTTTAAGCGAATGTGACATTTCGCTTAACGCGTAATCCATCCTACGGATTAGGGAGAGGCAAACAATGTTTGATTACCAGACCTCTAAACATGCGCACTTTGATGCGGCTTGCCGAGCATTTGCAATTGAGCACAATCTGGAAGATGTGGCCGCTGCCGTTGGTATGAGGCCGCAGATCCTGCGCAACAAACTGAACCCAGCGCAACCGCACCGCCTGACCTGTGATGAGCTTTTGGCTATCACGGATTACACAGAAGATGCGCGTTTACTTGATGGGATGTTAGGTCAGATTAACTGCCTTCCATCCGTGCCGGTAAACAATGCTACTGAAGCCAACATGCAACTGTGTGCACTTAGCGCCACTGCATGTGTGGGCGCGATTGCTGGGGAAGCCGTATCAACTGGTCATATGACCGCAGCCCGCCGTACTCAAATTCTGGATCGCGCCCGCGATGCAATCCGTAGCTTATCCGTGCTGGCTTATACAGTTGAAAGCCGTATTCACTCTGCGCCGGTTCTGGCTGCTGCGGTGGATCTGGTCACAACCAACGCTACCGGCCTGATGTGAGGGAACACCATGAAAGCGTTTGTCACTTACCTGAAAAAAGAATCACCAGCCATGCAGTTGCCGAGTGGTTCAACGGGCTGGATAGAACTGCCGAACGGTCAGCGCTGGAACCCTGGCCACATGTACAAATTCAATGGCCAGCAGCCGCGCCGCCCGTGGTGGTGTCGTCTGATGGGGTTATAGGGGGCGTTATGGCGATTAGCCAGGAACAGCAAAAGCGCGGGCTGGAGCATTTAAAACAGATCCGCCGCAAATACTTCAGCGAAAGCAGTGAGGCCGCTGAATGGTGGGACAACTTAACACCAGAGTGGCGGGGTGTAGTGCTTCATGCTGCTGCGGTTACATCTGGTACTGGGGCATTTAAAGCCCACTTAAGCAAGTGCTGCTGGCGGGAGCTTTATGAACGCCTGGGCTATCGGGACATGATTCAACTGCGCCAGGGCATTTCACGGGCGCGGTTAACGTTTGAAGGTTTCGGCAGTTTACGTGACAGCGATTTTTCAAAGCGCACCGCGAACCGCCCGATCAAAAAGGCACATCCAATTTATAGCAGTAGCGGGGTGCAGATGGTGATCGCGCCTCATATCGTCCATAAGTTCCAGCAACAGGGGAATCACTAATGACCATTATTTCCGTTGAGGGTAAATCGTTGGGGGCTGAACTGGCTGTGTGGGGTGTCCCGCATAACTACGCTGTAGCGTTTGCAGCGAAAAGTACCAGTAAAAATGGCCGCATCGCTTTGCATCCGTTCTTCTTCAATGACACTGAACACATGACAAATCCGCGTCACTGGCTGGCTATCAATGCCGCTTTCTGGTGCTGCGTGTATCGCGAAGCGGAAAGCAAAGAAGCCCAGATAGAAGCGCTGGCGGGGATTCGTGCAATTTTCTATACAGCCGGGGCGCTGGGTGTTGGCGAGATAAAAGCGCTGATCCAGGAGTGGTGGCGGACAACCTATGAGCTTCACCTGATTCCGGCACCGAACTACTCAGCCGCCACAGTACAACCCACTTTTCACTAATTAACAGCCTGAATTTTTTGGCCACGGTTCAAGTGGCCGGGGATTCTTTTGCCTTAAGGAAACCAAAATGCGCATGACACGTCAGGATTTACCCGCAACAAAATCAGGCACCGACCTGCTGGCCATGCTCACCAAAGCCACGCAGGAAGGTAAAGCCGCAGCTGCTGATCTGTGTTCCACCCGTCTGGATAAGTTAGCCACTCATGCGGCCAATGAAGGTTTAAGCGCAACGGAAATCGTTGAGTTAATCCGCGAAGAAGCCGCAGCGATTTGCAGCAAAGGAGGTGCGGCATGGAATTGAAAACTAAGAAATTGCAGTCTTCTATCAGTCAGCTAGCACAACAGTGGCTTGACGATGATCGCCTATTTATTGATACCGAAACCACGGGGTTGGGTGATGATGCAGAAATAGTAGAAATATGCATCATTGATAGCCATGGATTTATTCTGCTCAACACGCTTGTAAAACCCACTAAGCCTATTCCTGATGAAGCAATTGCCATTCATGGGATCACAAATGAAATGGTCGCTTTTGCGCCGGCCTGGACTGATATATGCGGGGCAGCGGAGGAACTATTTCGGCGCTTTGGGTTTGTTATCTATAACGCCGATTTTGATCTCCGGTTAATTCGTCAGACCTACGCATTGAATGGAAGGCCTTCTGAAGGTGTGCCATGGATGCTTGCTGCTAATTCTGTTTGCGCAATGAAACTTTATGCAGAGTATCGCGGCGAGCCGGGAAAATATCACGGTTATAAATGGCATAAATTAGTTGACGCTGCTGCGCATGAAGGAGTTGTGATCGAGGGGCAGGCACACCGTGCTTTAGCTGATTGCAAAATGACATTAGGTGTCATCAAAGCTTTAGCGCAAGGCGGTGCAAAATGACAATCAAAACCCACACGATAAAGATTGCGCCAAAATACCTTGATGCTGTGGTGGCTGGCCAGAAAAAGGCCGAGCTGCGTAAAAACGATCGCGGGTATAAAACCGGTGATGTTCTTTCACTGTGCGAGTGGAAGCACGGAAAATACACCGGGAGAGAGTGGGCGGCGGTTATCACCCATGTTTTGCCTGTAAATGAAATTATCGCTGATACCGAAAACTGGGCGGTTTTGTCCATCCGTTCACTGTCGCCGCTTGAAGTGCTGGAATACATCATTTCAAACGGTGTCACTGAGGCGTTAGCAGGCGGAGGTCAATATGGCCGTTAAAACTCCGCTTAAATGGGTGGGCAGCAAAGCCCGCCTTATGCCTAAGCTGCGTTCGCACCTTCCAGAAGGTAAACGCCTGGTTGAACCGTTCGCAGGTTCCTGCGCCGTCATGATGAATACGGATTATGACGAGTATCTGATCGCAGATGTGAATCCTGATCTGGTTAATCTTTATAAGGCGATGGCGTATCACACTGATGTGCTGCTGAATGAGGTGGAGATCCTGTTTTCTGCCGGTTCGTTAGGTGATGAAGAAAGCCGTGCCGTTTTCTATTACGCAGTGCGTGATGCTTTCAATCTTTCTGGTGGTAAGGCTGGTTCTGAATCCGTTGAAAATGCTGCGCGTTTCCTGTACCTGAATCGCCACTGCTTCAATGGCCTGTGCCGGTATAACCGCCGAGGCCAGTTCAACGTCCCGTTCGGTAAGTACAAAAAGCCTTATTTCCCCGCTGATGAAATCCGCGCCTTTGCTGAAAAAGCGAAACGCGCAACGTTCATTACTGCCCACTATTCAGAAACACTCGATTTGGTTCGGGACGGGAATGACGTTGTTTACTGTGATCCGCCTTATCTGACTGATACCGCCAATTTCACCGCTTACCATGAACGTGGCTTTTCGCACATGGATCAGGGGCGGCTGGCGCGTAAGCTGCGCCGTCTGGCTGAACGTGGGATTCCGGTTGTCGCGTCAAACAGCGATCTGGAAATGGTTCATTACCTGTACGCCGGATTTGAAGCCGTAAAGGTAAATGCGCCGCGTAGTGTTGGTGCGGCAGCTGCAAGCCCGAAAATGGCGGCGGAGCTGATTCTTAAATGGCCTTTACCGGCGACTCATGAGGCCAGCGCATGACGCTGGCAATAAACGAACAATGCTATGCCGTTGATGCCTGGAGGCGGGAAACCTTCGCGCCAGGCACACCGGCAGACGCGACTATCACAGAACGCCGCCTGTGGGCTGTAAACCCGCAGGATTATGAATGGCGATCCCGGTACCTGCATGAGATACCCGACTGGTTAGCCGGGTATTTTGGCCGTCGTTACGAAAAGCTTTTTTCTGGCCGTGACGGGCGTCGCCGTGCCAATACATTCCTGCGCAAAACAATCGGTGAGAATGTATTGCCACGTCTGCGCAAAGTGGCTGCGCGTTACTCGCTGGCCGCTGATGCTGCTGATCTTCCTTTTGGTAAGTCGCTGGAGCACTTGCCGTCACTAGACCGTCCTGATCTTAAAAAACTGGCTGGCCAGGTATCTGGCTGGATTTCCCAGTCACTTTATGACTTCACCGAACAGTTTGATTCCGGCACTGACGACGCCAGAGAGCTGCATCGCCGCACCCTGGAATCTTACCGCCATCTTTGTGCCTGTTGCCTGATGCTGAATAACCAGCCGCCGTACTGGGCTGAACATGAGGCCAATGAAGGTCAACTGGAAATGCGTAAGGCGGAATCCGGGATACTGCGCATGATGGCGCCGGAATGGTGGTACCTGCGTCTTAAACGTGCGCGTGATACGCAGCGCGAGCACATGGCCATTGCGGTGGGACAGGTGCAAAAAGCGGCCAGCGCTTATGTATCCCGCAAAACACTGGGCGAATGGATAGACCAGAAAAAGCGGAATCTGGAGTTCTTTAAAAAGTTTGATCTGCTGAATGATGAGGGGATGCGCATTGCACTGGACAGCATGGTGCACCGCAGCGTTGCAAATCCGGCGATCCGTCGCTGCGAACTAATGGTAAGAATGCGAGGGTTTGAAGATATGGCCAATGAAGAAGGGCTGGCCGGTGAGTTTTACACCATCACCGCGCCATCACGTTTCCACGCAGTACACAGCAAAGGTGGCTTTGTATCGCAATGGGATGGATGTACGCCGCAGGATACCCAGCGCTATTTATGCGGCGTATGGGCAAAAGCACGCGCAGCGATCTCGCGTGCGGGTATTCATGTCTTTGGGTTTCGGGTTGTTGAGCCTCACCATGACGGGACACCGCACTGGCATATGTTGCTTTTTATGCGTCCGCAGGACGTGGACACGGTACGCGATATTCTTTGCTATCACGCCAGAATTACCGATTCTGAAGAACTGCAATCTGAAAAGGCGCTGAAGGCGCGTTTTCATGTTGAAGCTATCGATCCCGCCAAAGGTTCGGCCACGGGCTACATCGCGAAATACATTTCAAAAAATATTGATGGTTTTGCGCTGGATGGTGAGCAGGACGAAGAAACCGGCGAAAACCTGCGTGATATGGCTAAGTCCGTTTCCGCGTGGGCTTCACGCTGGCGTATTCGCCAGTTTCAGCAGATTGGTGGTGCGCCGGTAACCGTCTGGCGTGAGCTGCGTCGGTTGCGGGATCAGGTACTGACAGATCGCAGAATGGATGCGGTTCTGGCCGCTGCTGATGTCGGGGACTGGGCTGCATATTGA